ATAAATATTGAATAATTTAGTTTTTTTTGTTTTTTTTGTTTTATTTGATTTATTTGATTTATTTGTTTTATTTGTTTTATTTGATTTATTTGATTTATTTAATTTTTTGTTTTTAATTTTTTTGTTTTCCATTTTTTTTGTTTTAATACTATCTGGGTTATAATTTAAAAACCATTTATCGAATTCTTCTTTATCTCCTTTTTCCTTTAATTCTTTGTATTTTTCTGCTTTGTGTGCACGATTTTCTTCAAGCGTTTCCTGGTGTCCATAACAGGTTATGCTAAAACGTTTTAATAAACCTTTTTGTTGTAATCTATTTTTTTGTTGGACATCAAACAGAAATTTTGAAATACAAAGAATTCTTTCTAAAAATTCATTATAATATGGTTTATCTGCATATAAAAATGCCAAATAAAAGCTTAACATCGTGTCTATTGTAGCAACTTTTATCTTTTGATTATTAATACTTATAGTATTATAGCTATGACAAGCAATTGGTTTATATACAAATGCTATAGTATCTTTTCCAATTTTTATTTCATAATGCAACGGTACTATTTCACCAATAGGATCTCTTTTAATTATTTTTGTATTCTTAATTCCAATATCTTTTAATCTTTCTTTTACTATTTCCACAGTCATTTCTGGATCATTAGATAAAACATCAAAATCTGCTATTTTTTCTAATTTTAATTTTAATTTTTTAGGCATATACTGAGAATATAATGAAATTGCATAACCACCAAAAAAAACTACTCCTTGATTTATAAATGTATTTTTTACATTTTCATATATTTCATCTTGTATATCTTTATTTTCCATTTCTCTCTGAAATTCTACATTATGACAATTAATTTTTGTCAATTGATAATTTTTATTCAATAATGACATTCGTTTTAAAACCTTTTCCCATCTGCTAATATCTCCTGCAGGTCTAGATAATTCTAAAAACATTGCCATACGCAGAAAATTTGGTGGTGCATATAGAATACCATTTACTCTTATTGCGTCTTTTTTTAGTGAATTAAAAATTGGCTTTGCAATATCTGTAATATCTGCTACAGGAATATAGTTAACAAAAACCTTGTATGTTCCTTTATGTACACCTGATTTAGCTTCCACATCTGTAAATCCATTTTTATAGTATATATCGGCTAATTCTTTTGCATCATCAAGAGCTGATGTAGTAAAAAAATCATAATCAGGGATTTCTGCTTCTTTATTATAGAATTGATCTTCTGATGGTAATATGTTATTAATAGCTGTACCACCGTAACATATTAGGTTTTTACGTTTAATAAAATCCTCTACAATTTTGATTATATTTTTTATTTCTTCTGAGTTTACAATACGTTTTCCTATTTTTTCTTCAGCCTCATCTACGGCCATACGCAAAATTGCCAACTCACAATCTTCAAATGTTAAACCTCTACAAACGTTTTTATCTTTCATATTTTATATATATTATATATGTATAATAATAAAAAAAATGATTTATTTTTATATTATTCTAAATATATTATTTATAATAATATTCTAATAAAATATGACTGTTACTTCTAGTTCTCAAAGTTTAGATTATGAAATTTTAAATGAGTTGGACAAAATAGAACATGGTTCCTTAAAAAAAAGGCTTACAAATGAATTATTTGAATTTAAAAAAAGTAATGCATATATAACAGTTGAATGTATTGAAGATTATAATAATTATTATAATAAATATAATAAATATAATAAATATAATAAATATAATAAATATAATAATTGCAATAAAAATTTAAGTATAAATATTGTACTTACAAATGATAATAATTTATATAATTTTGTTATTCCAAGAGATTATCCATTTTCACGACCTAAATTTAATATAAATTATCATAATTATATTAATTATATAAAAATTAATTCATTAAAGACCATACAAGAATTAAGTAAATATAAAATAACGTCTGAATCATGTTGTAATAGTTTATATTATAATACTAAATGGTCTCCTGCATTGAAATTAAAATGTTTAATTTATGAATTCAAAAAAATTAAAAAATATAGACGTTATATCATTGATATTTTATTAACTAACAAAATAAAAGAAAGGTTTTTGATTGATGATATTGATTTAATGTGTTGGTTATTCTAAAATGTGTTGATTATTCTAAAATGGGTCGATTATTCTAAAAATTGAAACTATAATAATCAGTGGAAGCATTGCGTGTAGCATATGAATATTCAGGATTTTGTGGTGTTGGATCAGGAATAGTAACCGGTTTATATCTTAATGGTTCTGGTTTTAATGCGAAAGCATAACTAGAACGATCAAAAAACATTGCATTTTCAATCAAAAAATTATCAACTAATTGATAACGCATTGCAACCATTTGACAACCATATGTTCTGCATAATATACTACTTGGATTTGCTGGTGATGCTCCTTTATCAGGAAATACAATAGTCATGCCTGTTTTATTAAATTGTGTAAGTTCTTGTGTGTCTGGATTATTTTTTATATTATAAAAATCTATTCCTCTCATAAACATAGAGTTACTTGTTAGATTAACATATTCTAAGAATTCATTGTTTTCTAAAAATGATGTATTCGTACGATCTACAATCAAAATAACTTTATTTCTAAATTCTAGTAAAGGAGTAATTCCTATATTTTTACCTGAGTTCTCAAAACTATATTCTTTACCAAGCATTATTGAATCATATGATTTAAATATATTTGCAAAATTTGAATACATTTTTTGATTATTACTTTTAATTCTTAAATGTATTAATATTGGATCCGTTGGATTTGGACAAGTACCTCCTGCAAAACAATAATTATTAATAGTATCCATTACACTTCCAAAATCAACATAGTTAAATGTCTCCTTTATATAAAAATCATCTGTTGTACTTGTAGAAACAACAGGATTATCATCTATTGAATAAACTTCAAAATCTAAACAACGAACACCTTGTTTTATAACTGCTTTTAAATTGCAAATATCTACAAAATCATTTTTATATGAACCTCCTGAACATGCATTATATGCGGTTTTTATGTAATAATCGAATAGATTATATTTGCATTCTGGGTCATTATCTGATATTGATCTAATATAACCATCAACAGTTGAATATAAATTATTCATATAATCACATTCGCGACTTTTTAATTTTGTAAGATATATAATATAGATAATAAATATTATTAGTATTATCAATGCTAATCCAATTATCATGTAACTTTGAAATGATTCATCTAAAGATTTTAATTTAGTAAAAACATCATTGGCATTATTTGACATAATCTAATATAATATATTATTTTAAAAAATCTAATAATTCTAATAATTCTAATAATAATTCTAATAATTATAACTATTAGAATTATATTATGATGAAATTAAGAATTAAAAAATAATGATAGTATATACTTAATATGGCTGGAGGACTTATGAACCTTGTAAGTATAGGACAACAAAATATTATTTTAAACGGTAATCCAAGCAAGACTTTCTGGAAGGCAACATACAAAAAGTACACAAATTTTGGAAAACAAAATTTTAGAATAGATTTCGAAGGAACACCAACACTTAATCTTACAACTGAAAGCACATTTCAGTTCAAAATTCCTAGATACGCCGACTTGCTTATGGACTGTTATATTTCAATTGATCTACCTAATATTTGGTCGCCAATTTTGCCGCCACAAGAGATAGTAAATCCTGATGGCACAACTAGTTGCAGCACATGGGCACCTTATGAATTCCAATGGATTGAAAATTTAGGTGCTCAAATAATAAGCCGAATTACAATTAATTGTGGAAATCAACAATTACAACAATATTCAGGACAATATATTTTAGCGTCTGCACAGAGAGACTTTAGCACTCAGAAACTTGCTTTATTCAATGAAATGATTGGTAATGTTCCTGAACTCATTGATCCTGCTAATGCCGGTGCACGTGTAAATGCGTATCCAAATGCATATTATACAACAAGCCCTGCCGGAGCTCAACCTTCTATTATGGGTCGCACACTATATATTCCTCTTGGTGCATGGTTTAATATGGTTACATCTCAAGCATTTCCTTTAGTAGCACTGCAATATAATGAACTTCAGATAAATGTTTCATTTAGACCGATTAATGAATGGTTTACTATTCGTGACGTAATGGATTATACAAATAATTATCCAGTAGTAGCACCCAATTTCAATCAATTTTATATGCAACTATATAGATTCTTACAGACACCACCTGATGAAGTTTTGGGGCCAACCTCGTATGTAGATACGAGAACTTTATGGAATGCTAATATTAATTTAAATTGCACATATTGTTTTCTCTCTAATGATGAAGCAGAAGTATTTGCAAAAAATGAACAAAAATATTTATTCAAACAGGTTTACGAAAAACCATATTATAATATTACAGGTCAAAATAAGGTGGATTTAGATTCTATTGGTATGGTTATCAGTTGGATGTTTTATTTTCAGAGAAGCGATGCGAATTTACGTAATCAGTGGTCTAATTATACGAATTGGCCTTATAATTATATGCCACAAGACGTTTCTCCTGCTTCAACTGCAGGTGATATTCCTAATCCATGTTCATCTAAATACCCACTTATTGGTCCTGGTTTAAATCCGGATGGGACTCTTAGTGGACTTTATGTTACAGGAGTATATAATCCACAAAATTTGAAAGAAATATTAGTAGCATTAGGAATATTATTAGATGGACAATATAGAGAGAATATATTACCAGCAGGTGTATTTAATTTTGTAGAAAAATATGTTCGCACAGCTGGTAATGCACCTTCAGGATTATATTGTTACAATTTTTGTTTAAATACTAGTCCGTTTGAAACACAGCCTTCTGGAGCTATGAATATGAGCAGATTTACTAATATTCAATTTGAATTTACTACTATAAGTCCTCCTGTTGATCCATATGCACAAGTATTGACTATTTGTGATCCTAATACAGGTGACCTTATTGGTATTAATAAACCTACATGGCGTATTTATGATTACAATTTTAATATGTATTTAATAGAAGAAAGGGTTAATTGTGTAATTTTCCAGTCAGGAAATGCAGGTCTATTGTATGCAACATAAATTTATTATTTTCTATTATTGGATTGTATTATATTATAATAACACAAATCATTATTTATATATATATGTTTATCCTTATTTTTTTTATAACATTCCGTTATATAATAACCATCAGCCTCATATTTATCAAGTATCCATTTTACATGTTTACATAATTTAAAGTCAATTGTAAACATAGCTGTATCAATACAACAAATCTTTATATTATTACCTTTGAGACCTTTACTTTGATTGAAAGTGTACATTTTATCTTTATCCATTATATTCATTAATTTATATAAAGATCGATGAATTATGTTATCATCATCTAAATAATATATATATGTTTCTGGATTTGAAATCATATTTAATGCGTAATTTCTTTGAGGATTTCCAGAAATTCCTTCTCCTTTGTATACATATTCTTTAATTTTTGGATTATTTTCATTTTCAAATAAATTAGGGTTTTCATTTATTTTACTACCATCATATACAATTATCCATTCATCTACATAATCAAAACGAATACTGTTTTTCAGTTTCATTAAATTATCAACTCTATATGATGGCGTTATAATTGTTAATTTATTTTTATTTTTAAAAATTGGTTCACTACCATTCTTAACTAATACAAATAATTTGTCATTATCCCAACCGGTTGAATTTCTATTATTATGATCAACTTCTACAAAATAATAATCTTGAAAATTATTCAAAATAGGTTTAAGACGATTTATATAATCATTCTCATGATAAGATTTAAAAATATTTTCAATTATTAATACACCACCAGGTTTTAAATATTGATAACAATTTTCAATAACTCTTATTTGGTCTTCAAATTGATGTGTTGTATCTTCAATTATGATATCATACATAACATTTAAATAAGCAAATGAATTTTTTATGCTATCTTTATTTGTAACATCTATATAAGATAGTGAAATTCGTTCATTATTATATGATTCTTTAAATTTGTTTATTAAATTAATATTATATTCTAGACCATATATATTAGCTTTTGTAAAATATTCTTGCCACATGCGTAATGAGGCACCATCTATACCTAATTCAGCAATTTCTAATTTTTCATCTTTTTTAGACTTAAAAAGTCCATCATAAAAGAGTGTATATGGATGACAATGTCTTGTGTTTGTTACATTTAAACGTTGTGACGATTTATCAGTATCATATTTTTTACCAATTTCACATAGTTCTGATGTATTTGATTTATAATCAATTTTTAGAGTTTCCATATATTATTTACATATTTTTATTTATATTTTTATATTTAATTATAAATAAAAATAAATAAAAATAAATAATTATTTCCATAATATAGTATTCACTTTATAATAAATGTTATATAATATAAAATAATAAATAAAATGAACCAAAATAGTATGCGAGATACTATTTCAAATATATTAAAACCTGGTTGCACATAAGTGTCAAGTTTTAATAATTTAAATAATGAACGTTGTATAAACACCAATATCATTAATACATAAGATCCTCTATGCCATGATTTTGAATTTTCGGTATCTGGAAATGTTTGGTAACATAATTGTGTATAATACTTGAAACGTTGACAATTAAAATTTGTATATATGTCCCAATCTTGTAGTAATGTTTTATCCACATTATCTAAAAAATAATCAATACATTTTTTTGAATAAATACAAGAATGTGTACCAGTGCTTAAAAACAGACGATTATGGGTTTCAGCAAAACACGTTTGTAGATAAACAATTGCGCCCAAATAATAGATAAAATTGTCGTGTGTTTTGTCGTGAATAAATTTGTCTATATTTTCTCCATGTATTTGTTCATTTATTTTATCATCAAAATTAAAATCATCTTCTAAAACAAGTATATTTTCATAATTATTCTCTCTAGAATGTTGAAAAATATTATAAAAAGCATCTATTAAATCTTTTGATGGAGAATCAATATAATCTTCTTTCTTTGAATTTTTATAACCTTTGTTAAATACAATATATACTTTCTTGGTTGGATGAAATTTTGATAATTGTGATTCAATATTGTCTAGTCGACCGTTTCCCTCCAAATGAATAATATATGTAGCATCTACATTATTAAATATTGGTGTATCATAGTTATATTCTTTAAACGTATAACATGATGTCATATTATGAATAAATAAATAAAATATAAATATTAAACATATATAGAAATACACTATATTTTTTCCATTTTATTCTACAAAAATGTAGTAGAATATAATAAAATTTGTTAAAATCCATTTCTACACGATGTAAATAAATGTTTGATTTTTTGTTGGGAAAGTTTTTTGGGATTTTCGTTTTTGGACATTTTTTTTGTCCATTTTTGAAAACCTAAAATATTTTATTGAAAAATCCAAGGGTCTGTGACCATATTTTAAAATTATCGTC